CTACCTGTGCGGCAAACCAATCACGACAGGCTGAGATTTCATCTTCACAGTCCTGCTGCGTAATCACCGACCAGTTGGTGATTCCCGTACTGTCTCCATGAACCGCAAGATCCCATCCAGAATCGTAGAAATCTTGGATCTGCTCAAGCGACATGTAGCTGCCTAGCGGGCCAGTGCGGGTGGGACCTGAAATGAGATTGAGCCCGCCCTTGATGCCGTAGCTGTCAAAGATGGCTTTTGCAATCGTGGCCTGCGTGTTCGCCCCATCGTCCATCTGGAAAATGATCTTTGGCTTGGTCGTAATGCCATACCAGCAATCCTCAACATAGGCCGGAGTTAAGGCCGCGAGGGCGGTCAGTCGAAGGCGGATGCCCTTGATCTGGTCCCATCCGCCAGGTGTCCCGGCATTGCTCCAATCGTCACGATGCAACTGGATCGTTTGCCACGAAATCATCCCATTTTCGAGATTGTTGCGGAACGATTTGCGGTAGCCGTGTGTAAATGAAGTCCCGGTACCAGTCGTGAGCCAGACATCCACCGCGCCCCAGTCGTTGGAATTGAGCTTCACGTTGAGGTGCAGCATCGTGGCGGCACTCATATCGGCATCGAGATACCAGTCAAAATCAATCGTCTGTGATGCCTGCCCAGGTTGGACTTTAATCGACTGGGCGCGGTCTAAATGCTCATCCGTATCAACTGAGAATGTCGCCGTCCCTGCTGAGACATTGACTCGGTAGCCCCCAGACGTATAGGGCGATCCACTCGAAATGCTCGCCGGAGGCGTCATATCAGAATAGGGCGCGTAGCGCGTCCCGGCTGTCAGTCTGTAGTTAGACAGTGCCATATTCCGTTCCTAGCGCGTTCGCCTGGTCGGCAGTAAATAGGTTTGACAGATAGAGCCCGTAGCCAGCCAGGTTCGGGCGCAGCCGTTTCATCCGTCGCCATTCACGGCCCACGGTGAGTCCCGTGCGCGGGATAACGACACTATTCACCACATCGTAATTGCCAGACATGAGCCACACCTTCTCATCCGGCAAGGGCGTGATCTCATTCAACGGGTACGGCGTGTTGTAGTTCGTGAGACAGCAGGCATCGACTACCCCCGCAGCCAGCCAGTCATCCATATGCACGCCTTGCTTGCGCGTGGCATTGAATGAGGTTGAGCTCGTGTTGACGATGGGGAGTCCTTCTGGTGTGGCGGATCGAATGGCCTGCAACATGAGCATGACCGCCTCGCCTGCGGTGATCGACTCGCTGAGTTGTTCTCGGCCTGATCGAATGTAATCGAGGGCCAGTCCATCGGCATCGCAACTCTCGACGCAACTCTTGATATAGTCCCGCCTCCAAGCACGAAACGCGCTGTTCCACACATCGTAGAACGGCTCCGAATAATCAGACAGCAGGTATTCCGGCTTGATGGGATTCGCCAGTTGATAGATCCCCATGACGTTCACACAGACATAGACCCGTAACCCTGCCCGATGGATCTGATCGACCGCCGCACTCAACGGCGGGTCTTTCTCATTGATACGGGCATCGTAGGGCGCGAGCGACGTTTTCCAGGTCACCCCACCACCGCTATCTGCCAGCAACATGACCGTATTGATACTGGCTCGCTGCCACAGATCCAGGCGTTGCGCGAGGATAGTGGGATTGGACCAGGCCGGAATATGGGATTCGAAGATGCAACGGATAGCCATTAGTAAAACACCTCCACTAACACCGTCGCAGCGGTGCCAGTCACGTTTTCAGTGGTGACATAATAATACGGATAGGGTGCCGTACTCGTAGCCGCTGCGTTCACGGCTACAGTTGTGCCGGAGAGGGCGGTTGGGGTCGTCAGCGCGACCATCTCATCGTCTGTCGCGTTCGCCACCCGCGCCCCATAAATCGTCACGGTCGCCGTGACTGCCCCAGTTCCTCGTACCTCCATCCAAAATGTTTTATAGCCACTCACCCCCGCAACGGCTGCCGTCGTGGTGTTGGTCGTCACCCCAGAGGCGATGGTGAGGGTTTGGACAGCGGCGCCGGAGCCACCACCACCTGTCGCATTTGTTCGCAAATCTCCGTCAAGCTCACAGGAGAGCGGCACCTCATCGCCCTCAGAATATGATGGAGGAGCAGCCGTGGCCTTACATTTGCTACCACCAACGATACGGACAACCTGCCCGTAGGCATCTGGTGCTGGTGTCGTATTCGTGTTCCCGGAAGAAAACGGCGTGCCTTCCGCGTATCCCGCGTATGACACGTTAGACAGAAATAGCGATGAAAGCAGCATTAGTCCCATTAACACTCTCTTCACGGCATCACCTCCAGCGCCATGGTTACCCGATAATTTCGTGCCCCTTGGATCTTCACTTTCTGCGTCTGTCGAATATAGAAATCTGTATTCACCTGCGTCCTTGGATGCTTCCACGTAAACGGCAAGGTGCCGTCCTTCAACGTGGTTTCATAGAAGGTCTGAAAGATCGTCACTTGATCCAGGTCCATCTCGAGTTGCACGAGGAATGGACGAATGCCGACGGTAAATCTCGGCCGCTGTTTCGCGGGTCCTTCATCCATGTCCGTGCGCTTGATCACGTTGGGTTCAGTCTCCGCATATCCATCGCGCAGCGGAATCTGAGGTAAGCCCACCGGCCAGACTTCCAGCACCACTGGAGGCGCGGGAGGAATAAACGGTGGAGGCGCGAGTACCCCAGCCCCGCCGCTGCCCAACGATCCGCTGCCGAGTGATCCACTCCCGAGACTCACGGCATCACCTCCACCATGCAGGCGCTATGGTAGGTGTCATAGCCGATGGCCGAGTGCTTCGGTGATTGGCCCCCGATAAACCGCGCGCGGATGCTCGCCCCTGTGCGCGGATGCGTCCAGGAAAAGGGAATCGCGCCGAATCCTAGCGTGGTCCGGTAGAAAGTCTGAAACGCCTCCAGCTGCGTGTTTGTCAGTTCAAACGTCACCGACATCGGCTTGCTGTATCCTGGCGAGCGTTGCCGCTGCACGAGGGGCATGCCGTCAATACTCGATCGCACCTGAGACTCCCGCCACGTCTCTTCGTAGGCGTCCTCTAAGGGTCGAGTGGGTAAGGACCCAGGCCAGTTATCCATCAGCGCCTCACAGGCTGACGTTTTGAGCCGAATTGTTTCATCGACTGATCAAACTCCCCGTTCCGCATTCCCTGCTTGACGACATTCTTGATATACACATCGATCTGCGGGTTGCCGTCTGATCCGCGCGAGGTGGTCGTTTCCACTTCCCCGCCCACTTCGTTATGGACGTTCACCGTGACCGGCATGGACATGGAGGACATCATTCCGGCTTGCTGATATGGCCCCCCAGTCCACTGCACGGGGATTGAGCGGCCACCAGGCAACGGGACCACAGCCTCTGGACCGGCCTCTCCTGCCAGTGTCAGTCCGTTCGTAATACCGCCTGACGCCATACCGGGAAGATTCACCATGAAGTCAGTTCCGCCAGTCTTGAATGTGCCAATGCCACGACCAAGATCCGTCACATCGGCACCGGGATTGCCGAATCCTCCACCGAATCCAGCCATCACGCCTCTCAGAACCGTCTGCGTGATCAACTGCCCCATGATCTGCGACATGATTTGCTTTGTGAAGTCGAGCAGGCTTTTCATCACGTCTTTGAACGACTGGATTCGGCCTTCCATCGCATCAAAGAAGAATTTCCCGAAGCTCTGCTCCATCATCTGCGCGGTTCGACGAGCCATATCCGCCGCCATGCCAAATCCTGACTGCGTATCCTTGATGTACCGACGCATGCCGCGTACCCAGCCTTCGGCGACATCATTGCTGGCCGCGAGTTCCTTTTCCCTGGACTCTTGCAGGTATTGCAGTCGGATGGTTGATCGCTCGGCTTCGGTCAAGTGCGTGCGGTCCAGAATCATGTTTGCGAGATCATCTTCATGATTTTGCCACGCAATCATCAACCGTCCCGCTTCCTCCTTCGTCAGTTCTGTTTTCTTCGCCAGATTCGCTCTGGTCAATTCGAGATCCGCTTCCAGAATCGAAGCTTCCGACTCCAGGTTGAATTCCCGATAGCTCTTCAACGCCTGGAAGTATGCCACTTCATCATCAAAGGCCTTCGCACGACGTTGCTGATCCAGGCTGATTTGCAAGGTGCGATGCTCGTTGAGCCAGGATTCTTCTTCCGTGTGGAGATCCCGTTCGGCCTTCGCCACGGCACGGGCCCCTTCTAATTCTTTCCCTTCCAACATCTTCCTGGTTGCCAACCGTTCGGCCATCAGTGCCGCAAAGGTTGTCGAGAATTTCTGCTCAGCCGCAAATTTCTCTTCTGTGGTTTCAAACCCGATCCGTTTACTTTCCTCAAAGGCAGACTTCTCAATCGCCATCCGCTCATTGATGAATTCGAT